CACCTCACTACTACTACTGAAGCCGTGGCGTTCAGCGCCACGGCTCTTCTGTTGTGCTTCGACCCTTCGTCGAAGCACACCTGTTCCGGCGGCTTGAGGTCACGGTTAGACCAAGCCGCCGTGTGACGGGTACCCCGTCAGAGCGGGGAATGCCAACGAGACGTACCGAAGTGCGTCGAAGAGCATTCCCTGCCGCCGGGATTTCCCTCAGAAAGCCCGAGGGGTACCCGACTTGGCCGTCGCTTGTAATCGGCCCCTACGGGGCCACATACCTAGGCAACGAAGCGTTGGTCTCACATATACGCGTGATGACACGCACCAGCGTGGCAACACGCGAAGAGCAATGCCCCGTCCACCTACGGTGACACCATGCTGCTCTGCCCTGTGACCTAGCGATTCGCACTGCAAGCAGTGCGATGAAGTGATACTCACAAGCACTGACTACGTCAGTGAAGAGTCAACCTTGGCACTCGTGTGATGCCAAGCACTGCGGCCCGAAGGGCCGTACGCGGAACGGTGCGCGGACACATACGGGCATTTGCTTGCAAATGCCACGGAATCGCCATTTCCCATGTTTCCGTTCTGTGTGCGCGTGACCTAAGCGCGCACGCCTGCGCCTTGAGCCGAATCGACTTCCTCCCGTGGGACGGCGCGCGTTCTCCCTGCGGTCCATGCGCGCAAGGAAGACGGCTTCCTGTGGTCCGATTGAAGGGCCACGACAGCGGCCAGCAAGGTCGCGGTGGTCACCCACGAAGACCGGAGGTCTCGCATGAACCACAGAACCGTCGCCACCAAGGTCGACAGCACTCCTAGCGCGGTGACACACACCGCCTTCGGCTCACACATCACCACGAACGAGGAGAACATCGCCATGACCACCCTGAAGACCGTCTTCGGTGACGAAGTCACCACCACCCGGAACACCGATTTCGTCGCCGCCACCCTCGCTCTCCAAGAGAGCGTGATGAAGGGCAAGACGGTCCTGATGGTCGTCGTAGACGACAACGACGAGTCGTGGGAGGTCGTAGACCTCGAAGACCATCGAGCCGAGCACTCTGACGGCATGTACACGACCGAGGAAACGCTGGCGTTCCTTGTGCGTGATTTCGACAGGTACGAGCAGACCGTCATGGCAGCCTTCGTCTTCGGCGAGCAGGAGGCTTGGCCCCTGAGCGTCATCTTCGATGACGAGTGCAGCGACGACTGGTCGCCCGAGAAGGTCTACGACCTTCTTCGCCAGATGAGGGTTCCCTTCTTCGTCACCCTCGAAGAGGGTGCGGCCAAGTAGCCCTCCGAATCTGACACGGGGTGAAGCGCACAGGGCTTCGCCCCACACCCCTCACCACACAGGAGATTGCGACATGACCTTCTTCAGCATCGGCACCTTCGTCTACGACGATTCCATCAGCGACGACTCGCATCCCATCTTCGATGGGCCGGATGAAGACGCCGCCGACGACACCACCCTTGACGCACGACTGTCGCACGAGGCTTCGCTGCACGCCACAGCGTGCAACGAAGGGACGGCGATGTGTGGTCAAGACTGCGACGCCGCCGCTTTCACTCACGAAGTGAGTGGTTGCCCATTCTGCCCAGTCTGGTAGCCGCTGTAGCACGAGGAGACACGCATAGACCTTCGGTCCACACACATCTCGACACACCACAGGAGACATCTCGACATGGCAAACATCAACGCTCGTCTCGTAGAGACGGACCACGGCAAGGCACCGGACTTCTTCAGCGCACGGCTCGAAGAGCAGCGCGAGAAGATGGGCTGCCCATCGTTCATCGCCGTGTTCGTCGTCGAAGACGACGCCGTCAGGGTCTATCTCGGCGACAGCGCCGCCAACGCTACGGAGTTCGTTGCGAAGCATGACGCGAACTCCACGGGCGATTGGACGGCTCTTGGCTACATCCTCCCCGACAGTGAGACCTTTGGTCTCACACCCGGCAAGTGGACTCCGGCTGAACTGCTGGTCGCGGCCGATACGAAGTATCGGCCAACCGTCGTCGCCAAGCCCTGACAGCCGCTTCATCACACACCGTCTGGCACACGAGTCCTTCGGACCACACAGGAGACTGACACCATGAAGAAGACCGCTTCTCGATTCGACAAGGCGATTCGCCCCTCCGCCCTCCGTAGGAGGGCGATGAAGGCAACGGGACTGCCGCATCCCACCTACGTCATCGACTACGTCGATGGTGACGGCAAGCAGTCCGTCGCTTCGACACGGGCACGTACATGCAGTGACATCGCACGAGGCTTTGCCTCACTCGTGACTGTCACCGACATCACCGTTTCGGTGTTCGACCCTCGAAGCGACAAGCGCGTGACGCTTGCACGACGGCGTAGCCGTCAGGCAGCCGCCTGACTACCGTCTTCGACGGTAGCGTAGATTTGACAACAGTGTTGGCATCTGAGACCATAGGTCTCTATTCGACGCCGCTCGGCGACAGGGCGGCAACACAGCAGCATCCCCTTCGGGGATAGGAAGGAGTCTGGCACAGTGGCCTACACCACCCTGACACCTCTGGTGTCAGTCAAGCCGTCGGCGATGGCATCGTCGTCGGTCGTGGCGCTCGACGCACAAGCGTCGTACCGCTATGACACCGTCGCTTCGACGGTGGTCGTTCGCATCGACGATGCCTCTGGCATCGAGGCAGCGACCATCGCTCTGGCTGTCGACAACGTCGCCGACAAGTGGTCTGCCGTGCGTGTTGCCATCAATGGCAACGCGGACAGCAGCGCTGCTACTCGGCTCAATCGCCTGCTCAAGGACTTCGTCCTTGACGGACTGCCCAGCAGCAAGCCGCCGGTCTTGCGCAAGTACTGGCGCACCAAGAGCATGGCTCTTGGATTCAAGCGCAAGAGCGTGAGTCTTCCGGCAGCAATCGTCCTTCGGACGAACAAGAAGGGCACGGCGACCTACTGGAGCCTCGTGGGCGGTGGCTCTGCCACCGGCACCAAGACTCCGGCCATCGCCAAGGCGGCTCCTACGGAGCCGGTCGCCAGTGAGCCGAAGGCCGAGACTGCCAGCAGCACGCCGAAGACGCCCGCATCTTCAGCGCACAAGACCTCCGGTCTGCCTGAGAAGCACCCCGGAATCTTCCGCATGCTGCCCAAGAAGGCCAAGTTCGAAGTCTGGCAGGACGCTTCTACGAAGCGGAAGTTGGAGAACGCTCTGGCCCAGCATTCTGCTGGGGAACGGACCTTCGTCATCCTCCGTGGCCCCTCTGGGGCCGGGAAGACCGTCTCGGCGATGGACTTGGCTCGCTCGCACAACCTTCCATTCTGGAAGGTCGACGTTGCCGGGCTTCGAGACTTCGGCGACTGGGCTGGTTACAACCAGCCGACCAGCGAGAACGGCGTCATGGTGATGGACTACGTTCCATCACAGTTCATCGAGGCGGTAAGGGCCGATGGCCCTTACGGCGGCATCCCTCGTCTCGTCCTGTTGGACGAGATTACCCGTGTGGAGACACCCGGCGCGCTGAACGCGACCCTTCCCATCCTTGATGGGACCGGCACGATTTACGTCGCCGATGCCAAGCGGTCAATCTTGATTGACCCTGCCGTCTTCTTCGTCGGCACCGCCAACATCGGTGCCGCTTTCAGCGGCACCACGGTGCTGGACTTGGCCTTCGTGAACCGCTCGACGCACACGATTCCGGTGGACTTTCCACCGGAACGGAGTGAGGTCAAGGTGCTTCGGGACCAGACCGGCACCGATGGCGAAACCGCAAAGCGGTTCGTACAGGTAGCCAAGCAGACCCGCGTCATGGCTGCCAACGGGGAACTCCCGATGGGAGTTTCGACCCGGCAGTTGGTGGCGGCTTGCAACGCCGTCATGGCGTCGGTGCCTTTGGCACCGGTCGAGGCTGCCGAAGCGGCCTTCGTCGACTCCTACGATGACGAGGGTGGGACTTCGTCCCAGCGGCACAAGGTCTGGAACGCCGTGAACGGCGTTCTTCGCGGCTACGAGCCGCCCAACCAGCGCACCGAGCCGGATTCTCCGGCTGGAGTGACGCCAAGCACTGCTACCTCCGGTAGCACCACGACGACGACCCTTTAGGGTCGAGGAAGGAACCAGACATGGTCATGGCACGACCACAGTGGCAGCCGGTGAAACCGGCTGTCCCAGCGGAAGACCCGCTGCCTTGGCTCACCGCTTCGTGGGACGAAGCGGCACGAGCGACGCTCCCGGTCACGTCGCAGGACGAGGTGACGCTGGCTCTCAGCGCTGCTGAGAAGTCGCTGAACTCGTTCGTCATCGGCCTTGCCGATGGTGACGTGACCTACCGGCTCATGCTGGGCAAGGCCCAGAACGCTCCGGCTGCCACCAACCATGACGAACACGTAGTGTTCGTCGGCACCAAGCCTTGGAGCCACTACGCTGACGGTGCGTTGACCTTCGGTCAACTCGTCGCGGTGTTCACCGGCTTGGCCTACCACGAAGTGGGCCACATCATCTTCGACTCCGAGGATTCGGAGTCCATGCGGACGTGGGCCAAGGCTCGCTGGTCGAGCGAGCGCGCTCAGGCCATCGCCAATGCAGCAGACAACGTCTGCCGCGACCTCCGGCTGGAAGCCGGAATGCAGCAGCGGTATCCCGGCTTCGCCGAGGCTTTGAAGGTCGCCATGTGGTGGGTGTCGAACAAGTTCGACTCCGTCAGCAAGGCTGGCACTCGTCCTGACATCTCCGATGTCAAGGGTCGGCTCGCTGCCTTCGTATCGGCAAGCCGATACCCTTGGGAGCAGGACTGGACCGGGCTTGAGTCACTTCGTGACTCGTGGCTCGATTGGGCCGCTCGTTCCGAGACTGCCGATGACATCTCCGATGTCAAGGCGCTGGTCGAAGAGGCTGTCGACCGCATCCTCGACGGTGTCGAAGACACCGACCCGCCGCCTCCGCCCACCACGTGCGGCACGCCTACCGGCGAGCCGGGTGAGGGCAAGGGTGAGCCGGGCGAGGGTGGCTCTGAAGAGCCGAGTGACTCCAAGGATGGCGACCCCGATTCGACGACTACGTCGTCGGGTGGCGATGACGGTGAGTCCGAGTCGACGGAGTCTGATGACTCCGCCGGTCGCGGCGAAGAGCCGGAGTCGGATGACACCGAAGGTGAGGATGGCGACGGTGCCGATGGCACCGAGTCCGGTGACGACGACGCCGAAGGCGACGACGACGGCATCGACACCGAAGGTGGCGATGACTTCGAAGACTTCGGTGGTGGCCCGTCCTTCCCCGATGGGGAAGGCGACGAGCAGTCCGACGGCGACACCGACGGCGATGGCGACGACGCCGATGGCGACGATGGCGACAACGACAGCGACGCTGTCTCCGACAGCGAGTCCGAGTCTGACGACCAGCGTGGCCTCGACAGCGCTGACGACGACACCGAGAGCAAGGTTGAGCGCGGTGTCGCGGATGACTCGCAGAACACGAGCGACGCGACCACTGCTGCTGATATTCAGCAGCAGGACACTGGTTGTGGCACCAAGATGGCCGAAGACCCTGACGACATCGCTCGGCAGTCCGCCATCAGCCATCACGCCGCTTCGTCGAAGACGAACAAGACGATGACGTTCGAGTACATGGCTGGTGGTCGGCTTCGCCGACGCACCATCACCGAAGTCCGCCTCGACAAGCATGCCGACGAGGTCTACGGCTACGCCGGAGACAACTGGCAGCGCTTCGAGACACAGATGACGGCGAGCATCGCCTACGGCGAAGTGCACAGCCACAAGGGTGAGCGCAAGCAGGGCTACCGTCGGACCAAGTCCGACGTTCAGGCGCAGCGCATGCTCGCCAGCGTCATGCACTCGGCCAAGCGCGGCCCCGGTGCGCCTGAGTTCGCACAGCGAACCGGTCGCATCGACCGTCGCCGGGTTGGTCGCCTCGCCTACGGCGAGACTCGCGTCTTCCAGCGCCCTGACTCCGCTGCTCCGCAGCGGGTCAAGGTCGGCATCCTCGTCGATGCCAGTGGCAGCATGTCTTGGGGTAACAACATCGTTCGTGCTGCTCAAGCAGCACGTGACCTTGCCGGTGCCTTCGAGTCTCTGCCTTGGGCAGAGGGATTCGTCGCCGCTCATACCACTGCCTACGGCAGCGGTCCGGTCTACATCCCCATCTGGAACAGCGGTGAACCGCTGGTCTACATGGACGACTTGCTCACACTCAGCATGAATGGCAACGAAGACGGCTTCGCCGTCGCCATGACCGCTGAGAACGTGCTGAGTGGGCTGAAGCCCAATCAGCGTGGCGTGGTCATCGTCATCAGCGACGGCGCTCCGGCTTACGCCGATGGCGAGAACCACACCCGTGCGGTGGTGGACGAGTACCGCAAGCGTGGACTCCGCATCGTCAGCGTCGCCATCAGTGCGGACCTCCGCGAGTACACACAGCACGCCATGTACGGCAGCGACGACGTGGTGGCGTACGACAGCAATGCCTCGGTCTTCAGCCAGAGGCTGGCACAGGTCATCGGCTCCTCTATCTAGAGGAGCCGGGAAGGAGTAGCGACATGGCTAACTACAAGCGCAACAAGCCTCGCCGTCAGGTGAAGTGCACTCTGTGCACTTCTCACCGCTTCGGCAACTCTCGTCACAGCGGTAAGGCCAAGGTGGTCGCAGCCTCTAAGGCTGCGTCTCACGAGGTCAGGGAGTACGTGGCATGAGCATCGACCTCTTCAACCTCCTGCCTTTGGCAGGAGTCCTGATGGTGGCCGTCGCCCTTACGCTTGGCATTCGCCAAGTGAATCGCTGGCTCGACGCTCGTCAGTCTTCGACTGACTACCGCGACTACCGCGACGACGAAGCGTGGGCCGACTACCTCTGGGACTTGCGTAGCAAGTAACCCTTCGCCTCACTTCTCGAAGCCCCTCCGGCAAAGCCGGAGGGGCTTTCTCTATATCTCCCACGGTTTAGCCCACACGTACGTGGGTCGTAAGCGCATTTACCTACACGTGTGCCATACAGGTGGCACATATGAGGCTTCGACTCACTTCTCCACGCGTCGCCCCTACGCTTGGGCACACCTTGCTCTCACATCTGTGCGCGCAAGCGCGTAGCGCACGGTGATTCCAAGGGAATCACTGGCACTTGACAGAATCGGGGCGCTGTCAAATACTGACATCAGGAGCCGGACCCCTCCGGTAAGCGACATCAGGAAAGGCGAATGGCACACAAGCATCTGACCAACATCGAGATGGCAGCCGACGAGTTGCTCAAGCACGGGAACATCAGTGCCTACGATGCTGTGTACACAGCGCAGTGTTCGTGCGGCGAACCCCGGCGCAACACGAGGCTCGCCGCAACCATCAGCGTACTGCGGCACAAGTATGGATGGGTCATCCATACCGCTCAGGACACTGGCCGACTGGCGGAGTACCGACTGGTGTCCGCCGGGACGATGGTGTCGGAGCGAACCGCGATTCCGACTCGGCCTACGGCCAACAGGAAGCCGGTCGTCACTGCCGACGACGTGCCTGTAGCGCAGCGCTGGTACTGCCCGCACTGCACGGAGCAAGTGACAGCAACGGGACAGCCCCTGCTCGGCGGATTCCGTGAGGCCAAGTGCTTCAAGTGCGGTGGCATCGACGTGCGAGCCATGCCGTGGAAGCCAGCGAAGGGCATCGAGAACGTGAAGCCGAAGCACATCGGGCGGCGGAGTCAGGCGAGGAAGACCTATGGATGACGAGAAGGCCAAGGCTGACGCCTTGCTCAAGAGCATCCGAGAGACGCTCGAAGAGTTGGAGAAGGACGACGCAGTCAAGGCAGCCACGGCGAAGCCGACGAGTGGCACCAAGATGAAGATGACGGAGTTGGATGGACCCGACGACCCGACTCGCAAGGTGCCCGTCGCCGTCTATGGTCTGCCTTCCGAAGCCACCGTGTGGGTCCAGCGTGACCCGCTCAAGGGCATGCACCACATCACCCTCGACTACAAGGGTGGGCAATGGACGACGAGCGTGACCGACCAAGTGCTGGCACAGGCCACGGACATGGCAGCGATTCAGGAGGCCATCGTGCAGGACTTGCTCGCACAGGCGAACGAAGAGACGGACACGGCCAAGTACAAGGCCATCAAGTTGTCGTACTGGAAGTGGCTCATCAACGAGACGGTGAGCAAGCACTACCAGAACACCGAGAAGCAGGCCCGAAGGGTCTACATCTCACAGGAAGTCTTCGAGTACATCGTCGACAGCGAAGACGACTTGCCTCGTGCAAGCACGAGGTCAGGCCACAAGAAGGTCGACTTCATCATCCCCGAGGGGATGGACTGGCGTTCGCGGAGGCCAGCAGAAGGTGACCTCAAGCGATTCATCCGCGTCGAATAGGAGAGCGACATGTACATCCTGCTTGACACCGAGGGTGTCGACCGCGTGGTCGAAGGAACGCCCACACTCAAGGCTTTGCAGCACTACTGCGAAGGAGATGTCGAGGTGCTGTCACACGACGAACTACCGTTCGTCATGTGGATGAACGAGACGAAGCGTGACACCTTCGGCAATCGCCTGAAGATGAACACCAAGGCTACGACCTTGATGAACAACGCACTCTGGCCCGGCGACCACATCAGCGGGATGGTGGTCATCACGGGAATCGCAGACGAGGAAGGTGAGGTCAAGCCCCTTGACCACGAGCAAGTCGACACCATCACCGAGCGGCTACACCGAAAGGGGTGAGCGAATGTCATCGGAACCATCGACGTTCTTCGTCGTGCCCGGAACGCCAGTGGCACAGGGCAGCATGGTTGCGTATGGCCGCAAGGTCGCAGCCTCTAACGCGTCGGCCCTTGGGCTGTGGCGTGACCGTGTGGGCATCGCAGCCGCACGAGAGTGGGGTGAAGCCAACGTCGACAAGGACTCCTCGTTCCGAGTCGTCCTGACCTTCGTCTTCGAGCGACCACGAGGGCACTACGGGAAGAAGGGTCTTCGACCCAGCGCCCCTAAGTTCCACGTGAAACGCCCTGACGTGGACAAGTTGGCTCGTGCTGCCTTGGACTCACTGACGCACATCGTCTTCGCCGATGACTCTCAGGTCACCCGGCTCATGGCGAAGAAGGAGTACGCCGATGACGACAGAGGCTCGCGCCTTGAGGTCAGCATCAAGCGCTTGGGATAACACCCTCACCTTCGGCGATGACTGGGTCTTCGACGACGCACGTCTACCCGCTGCGTGGTGGGCAAGGGTGCGTGAGCATGACACGCATCACATCTGGTCTGGCGAGCAGGGCTACTACCCGTACGCCTTGCTCGCACGCAGACTGCGACAGGTTCCGTGGCACCAAGTCTTGGCTTGCGTTCCACGGTGTGGCGTAAAGCGGTGTGTGAATCCGGCACACCTGACACTGATTCTGGAAAGGGACATCTTCGAATGACAAGCCTGTTCAGTGAAGGCTTCAACATGAGCAAGTGGACGGACATCCACGACCCGCACGAGGATTCGCACAAGCATCCACGTGGTGCGGTCAAGGTGGAGACGAACCAGTACATCCGCACCTACCGCATGGGGCGCGAGAACTTCGCACGCTACATGGCGGACGACGAGCGGTGGATGAAGAAGGTGGAGTTGCTGCTTCGCATCAACTCGTACCGCTGGCACAAGCATGGGCACATCGCCATCGGCGACACGCTGGAGTTCTCGTGTGACCGCAAGACGGCCACGCTCTACGTGATGTATCAGGCGTACGACGTGGACCCTGCGTGGGCCTGTGTCGTGTCGACCAAGTCCCGGCGGGAGGAGGCGGACCGTGCCGAATCCCAGCAGGAAGTGAACGCTGCCTTGAACACACTGAAGTCGATGGTCGAGCAGCGTGAGGCCAAGCAGCGCCCCGACAGGCCGGTCCACTGATGCCGGAGCGAGCGTTCACCATCGTCGTGACGGGGAGCCGTGAGGCTCTCCCCGTCAAGGAACACGTCGGTGTCATCACCGACGTGCTGATGCGTGAGGCGCAGGGCAAGGGCTACCCGGTCACGCTCATCCACGGCAACGCACGTGGTGTCGACCGCCTTGCCGCCATCGCTGCGCGCACGCTGGGCTGGCACGTGGTCGGCGTCGAGGCCGACTGGAAGAACCTTGGCAGGGCAGCCGGGCACTACCGCAACAAGGAGATGCTCGACATCGGGAGGCCAGACATCGTGCTGGCCTTCCCGGTGCAGGGTGCCGACAACAAGGGCACGAGCAACCTCATGGGACAGGCACGTGACAGGAAGATTCCTGTCATCACGACGGTCCTGCCGCCAGTACGGGAGATGTGATGCACGAGTGTGATGCGTGCGGAGACTGGCCCGCTAGCGGCTGGCTTCGTGACACTGACCGCTACCTGTGTGGCGTGTGTGCCCACAGGCTCATGGTCGCCAAGGACTTGGCGCAACGCATCAGGCTGTGGAAACTCCAGCAGCAGAACATCGAGTGGGAGCAAGCCGAGTTGAATCGGCGACAGAAGGTGAGGATGCTTCATGCCGACTACGCGAGGTGAGTCACGAGGTGAGACGAAGACCCGAAGGGAAGTACTCGTCGACCTGTACGAGCAAGCCGAAGAGCGAATCGTCGGGCCTCGGATGCACCTTCTCGATGCCCTTCTCGTGATGTACGTTGCACTCGCACTCGTAGTGGCGGGCGCTTCGGCACCCGACACGTGGCTGATGGCAGGCACAGCCGCGAGTGCGCTCATCCTCGTTGCGCTGCGCACGCTCAGGCACTGACGCGCAGGAAGACTCGCGCAGGGAGCAACGCGCACGGTCTGCCCCTTGACTCCGTTGGCAACTCGGCCCCAGTCTTTCGGCATCCCGCCAACGACGAGCGGGGCCAAGACAGGAGCGACATGGACACCATCAACATCCCCGGCCTGCCGGTGCGAGTCATCGGTCAGGCGCAGTACCTGAGCCGTGAGCCACTCGTTGGCGTGGACGGCAATGCCTACGCCATCATGGGCACGGTGCAGCGTGGCCTCCGCCGGGCCGGTGCGCCGAAGGAGTACATCGCCAAGGCGATGAACGAGATGATGGCGGGCGACTACGACAACCTGTTGGCTGTGGCCGTGCGCTACACCGACGACGAGTGCCTCGGCGTATGACGTACAAGGCATGTACCTTCGGCACTGCGAATGGCCCGTGCCACACGATGCCGTCCGTGGCAGCGTGGACGGAGAAGGGCACGGCTGGAGGGAAGCGCATCTGGGTATGCAAGTTTCACGACGAACTGCTCGACAAGAATCTCCGCAAGGCGGAAGCCCGGTCGGGATGGCGGCGCACCGCTTTCAAGGCGTCCGACATCGCATCTGCGACTGGCGAGGCCACACCTACAAGCGGCACTGGTGCCGAGACTGCAAGGGGTGGTACCAAGTCTGCGACCGCTGCGGCGACCACATCTAGGGGTTGACCTATTGCCAACGTTGGCATAGACTGACTACCGGCACGACACACAAGGAGCGACATGGCAAATCCCAAGAACGCCACGACCGACAGTGACGGCAAGCGGTACTACGAGTATCGCGGCCAGTCCTACCCCAGCGTGACCACGCTGCGGCGCATCGTGGGCGTTCCGTTCAGCCTCGTGCAGTGGATGCAGGCCAACGTGATGAACGCGGTCATCGCTGACCCGGACATCGCCAAGGTCGGCACCACTGCCAAGGGCAAGACCGAACAGCCCATCGACATCCGTCGTCGCATCCGTGCGGCGGCTGATGCGGAGCGCGAGCAGTCCGCTGACCGTGGCTCCCGCGTCCATGAGGCTGCGGAGAAGCACACGTTGGTCAGCGCTGCTGACCCTGACGTTGCACCCTTCCTCGCACAGTTCTACGACTGGGTCGAGAAGAGTGGTGCGAAGACACTGGCTCAGGAGGGTCAGGTCTTCAACCTCACGCTCGGCTACGCCGGGTCATACGACCTCATCGTCCAACTGCCCGACGGACGAATCGTGGTCGTCGACATCAAGACGGGCAAGAACATCTACGCGGACCACGCACTGCAACTCATGGGCTACGGCTTGGGCGAGTTCGTTGCGTGGGGCGATGACGTGGACGAGCAGCAGACGCAGTTGCTCAAGTCTGCGCATGGCTTGGCCGTGCTTCATCTCACGGAGACTGGCTGGGAGTTCGTCGAACTCAAGGTCACCTCCGAGTTGCGACGGGCGTTCGAGTCGATGTGCACTCTGGCCCACTGGCTGGAGCGCTACGACAAGAACATCGAGGCACTGACACAAGGAGTCACGAAGAGTGAGTAAGTCCAAGGTGGTCTGTGACCACATCATCAACGGCGTGAACGGCGACCGCCCCTGCGGCAAGGATGCGGGCTACACCGCAGACAATGGCAACGGTGCGATGAACCTGTGCGCCAAGCACTTCCACGTCCAAATCAGCCGCGCCATGAAGCAGGCTGCGGTGGGCGACGAGGTCGCCTTCACCTTCACCACACTGGCCTCGGAATGAGCGGGGTCAAGGATGCGCTGTGGGCGCTGCACGTAGCGGCGCAAGACGCAGCCAACGACCCGACCAAGGGTCGCATGCTCAAGGTCAAGGAGTGCGTACGCAACCTCGACCAAGCCACCATCAAGGAGAAGTCAATCAAGTGACTGACATCGCTGACATCACTGGCATCGACACCGCATCGGCAGAAGACATCGCCGACGAGTTGGCCGAAGAGTCTCAGGATTCTCCTGAGCCTGAGCAGCAGGACACCAAGCCAGTGGAGAAGAAGACCAAGCGTTCGCGGCGCACCAAGTCCGAGTTGGAGTTGGACGCACTGCGGGAGCAGAACGAACTCATCGCGGCGGGGCTTGGTGCCACGCCTGAGCAAGTGGCGGCTCTCAACTGCGAGACTCCCGAAGACGAGATTGGCTACCGGCCTGCGGACTTCCGCAATCCGGGCGGCAAGCAACTCGCCTACGTCGACGCTCGCTACGTCATGGAGGTGCTTGACCGCGAGGTCGGCCCGACCAACTGGTACACGGAGTACATCAAGCACGACGACGGCAGCGTCGAGTGCACGCTGTCAATCAACTTGCGCGGCTTCGGTGCCGTGCGCAAGACCGACGTGGGTACTGCGTCCACCATCGAGCCGGTCAAGGGTGCGTACAGCGACGCCTTCAAGCGTGCTGCTGTCCACTTCGGCATCGCTCGTGACCTGTACGACGAGCGTGCTGACACGCCTGCCGCTCCCGCTCCCGCTCCTGCTCCGCAGGCTGCGGCTCCTGCCGCTGCTCCTGCCCAGCAGGCGACCATCAGTGAGGCCACCGCTCCTGCTCCTGACGCTGCGGCTGCGGCTCCTGCGGAGCCTGCTGCCGAGCAGAAGGTGGCGTCGTGGGTGTGCCCCATCCACGGCACTGGCCGCGTCCAGCCTGCTGGCGTGAGCAAGCGCACCGGCAAGGCGTACTCCGCCTTCTGGGTCTGCGACACGCCGGGCTGCCGCCAGACCGGTGGCAACGCCTAAGCGAGGCCGTAGGCCGTCCCGGCGGCTCTGGGTGCTACAGCGGGCTGGTGAATCCAAGCCAGCCCGACGTGCCCCACTGTCGTGGGCCGAAGCGATGGACGAGTTGGACATCCACAAGGGTTCGACCCTCATCGTGCAGGCCAAGACGTACGAGGCTTCACGCAGCATGCAAGGCAGCGCAGTCAAGGCTGCGATGCGCCGATACATGAGCGTGAGTTGTTCGTGGGATGGCGAGTGGCTTCGTATCACGGCCAACGACTGATGGACATCTTCGAGTTCTTCATCACCCTCCTCATCGCATGGCATGTGCTGATGGGGCTAGGCATGGCGTTCGCTGCGGTGGTCTACACCGTGTGGCGTATCTTCATCCGTGCCCCGCTCCGGCACCGCTACGTGATGACGGGCAAGGAATGGTGGAAGTGGTAACAAGGCGAGTACGTCATCGCTTCATCGACTACGACGGCAAGGTCGTGGTCGTGAATCGTGACGAGCCGCTCGGTCCGGGGCGTGCTGGCAAGACCAGCACGTCCGGGGCCGTCGGCATCGGGCAGATGGAATCACGCGTCAAGGCGATGCAGGGCATGAGCAAGATGCACGCTCTCAACGCCAAGGGCGGAAGTAAGACGAACCCAATGACCGGCGAGTACCTGAGTGGTCGCGGTGGTTGGACAAGCAACGACATGACCATCATCGACAAGGAGAAGACTTCCAAGTGAAGAAGGCTGCGACCAGCAATCTGGCACGTTTCGACACACAATCCCTCGCCGAGGGTGAAATCAAGAAGTTCTGGGGTCAGCGTGACCTCGACCTCAAGCGAATCCGGCGCATCGCTGCGTCATGGGACTGGGACGCTGCACGTCTTGTGACCGTGGCGTTCTGGACCGGCCCGGACTTCACCGGCCCGAACGGTGTCCATTACCAGACGGGCGACTACATCGAACTCGACGGGCAGAACACCGTCGAGGCCATGCGCCAGTCCGGGCAGGACATGCTCGACATCCCCTGCCGCGTCGTTCTCGTCGACGACAAGCACCGCTTGGTGCAACTCTTCATCCGCCTGAACGACAACCTCAAGTCACTCACCGACTGGGAGCAGTGGCCGAACGAGTTGGAGTTGGGCGACCCCATCGCCATCGGCATCGACAATCTCGCCAAGTCCTATGGCCTGAGTGTGGCGAAGAACCACTCGCTCAACCAGATGTCGAGCATCACCACGCTCAAGGCGCTGGCGACGACCAAGCACAAGGGTTCGTACGCGTTCACACCTGTGCTGCTCGACCCCATCTTCGCCATCATCACGGGCTGGTGGAACACCGACAACTTCACGGCCAAGGCCGTGGACGGCAGGGTCGAGGCATCGTTCCTCAACGCTTGGGCGTACTACCTCAAGCGCAGGCTGCACGTCGATGGCTCGATGCCGTCGGCCAAGAGCGTCATCAACCTGATGAAGAACCGTGGCATCAAGGTCGGTGGTGCCAAGGCCAGCGTGCCGCTCACTCCGCAACAGGTCGACGCTGAGTACCGGCGGCTCAAGTCGCAGGGCACCTACGCCGACACCTCGTCCACGAAGTGGAAGGCGTACGCAGACATCATCGGCAAGGCGCTGCACGGCGGCGCTTGGGCCAGCCGCTACTCGCGCTAGCCCGATGGACGCTGCGACGCACGTCCTTCTCGACCTGTATGCCGGGCAGTTCGCTGCCCGGCATGACGGGTTCGTGCAGGATTCAGGAGTACACGTCAACGAGAACCTGACGCCCGAGGTGGTGGCATCCGCCTTCCGCCACGGGCGCAGCATCTCCGGCTACATGGCGAACGCAGAACAGCGCACGCACATCGGGGCCATCGACTTCGACGAGGGCACCGAAGCGGATGTCGATGCGGTCAAGGCGACCTTGGAGTCACACGGCATCCACCCGCTGAAGGTCGGCAGCCGTCGAGGATTCCACCTCTGGGTCTTCATCAACGGCTACACCAAGGACAGCACCGGCACGCTCTTCGGCACGATGCCTGCGACCACGGTGAGCCGTGCGCTGAACCATGCCCTTCGTCTCACGGTGCCGGAGTTGCACAAGTCAGGGAAGGCGGAGGTCTTCCCCAAGCCGACGAACGGGCACTGGCCGGGTGGCACGCTGCGCATGCCGATGATGCGACACCCGAAGACGGGCATCGTCTACCCGGTCTACGACAACGAGGGCGGCACCATCCCGAACCTCATGGCGCTGATGACCTACGTGGCTGGCTTGACCACGGACCACGGGGCTGTCAACCTGTTCGCAGGCAAGGCTCCGGTCGACTACCCGAAGGGTCTCACCGACCACGCCATGCCGAGAGTGGACGACGATGGGCCGACTTGCACGGCCACGCTCGCACGACTGGGGGTGCTGGCACAGCCGGGGAAGGCGACACACTGCCCGTTCCACGATGACAAGCGTAAGAGCCTGAGTGTTGCCCTTGACGACACTCGGGTGTGGTGCAAGGCACCGCATTGCGAGGCGTACAACGATGGCAATGGACTCGGCTCCATCCAACTGCGACAGAAGGTAGAGGCACGTGGGTGACTTTGACACCACGCTGAGAAAGTCAGCGGGAGGATTCCTATACACGTTCGTGGCACAGGCCGACGGAGCGGAGTTGTTCCGCTTCGAGGCATCAAGGCTTCAGCACACAAGGGGAGGGCTGCTCGCTGACGTTGCTGTCTTCAGCAACATCAGCACCGCACTGACCGTACCAAGCCCACGCACTGGCTTCGTCACACGAGCGACGATGGACATGCTGAGTGCGAGGAACAAGGCGGACTTCGCATCGGAGTTGCAGCAACGAATCCCGGCACCGAAGGGGCAGGCTGGCATCGACTGGAAGCGCACCGTAGAAGAGTTCACGACCGCCGTGCTTGACGCAGACGCAGAGCGCCCGAAGGTACTCGACCTCTCCTCCATCACGGAGTCGGCAGAGGCGCAGTACCTCGTGCCCTACCTCCTGCCGAAGGGCAAGCCCACCATCCTCTACGGAGCCGGTGGGACGGGCAAGAGCATCCTCGCCATGGCGCTGGCAGCCGCCGTCCAGACCGGCTGTGGCGTCCTAGGATGGGCCACAGAGGCGCGCAACGTCCTGTACTTGGACTGGGAGACTGATGCACCTGACCTTGCTCTTAGGAACCGGCTGGTGAGCGAAGGTCTAGGACTGAGCGAACCAGCCCCTATCAGGTACATGAATCTCAAGACACCTATCACTGACCACAACACGCTCTCCGTCATCGCTGACGCTGTCGAGGTCTACGACATCGGCCTCATCGTCATCGACTCGGTCGTGATGGCAAGCCCATCGGCTGACCAGAAAGACCCGGCGCAGGGTGCCAAGGACTTCTTCTCCGCGACCAGCATCTTGGGCACCACGGTACTCGCCATCGACCATCTCGCTGGCGATGACATGAAGAAGCCCGGCAGTGTGACCAAGCCCTACGGCAGCGTCTTCAAGTGGAACATCGCTCGCAACGTCTTCGAGTTGCGCTACATCGAGAAGGACGATGCACTCGTACTCAAGCATCGCAAGTCGAACATCGGCCCACGCATGACCGACAAAGTGATGCGAACCCAGTGGCTTGGCCTAGGCGCTGGTGGCACACGATTCGAGCAGGATGCTGGCGTGCTGTACAAGATGCCCATCGGCACACGCATCATGGAAGCCATGAAGCAGGGTCATCCTGTCGCTGGCATCGAGCGTGTACTCAACGAAGACGAGGCGTACGACCCTGTATCCACCGTCGATGTGAAAGCAAGCATGCAATCACTGATGCAGCAGGGGCTGCTCTTCGACGACAACGGTGAAGTCGTACTCACCTACAAGGCGAAGGCGCTTGACGAACCTGAGCAGACAGGCTAGTAATACTCATGGTGTCAGTGCCAGACGCCATGTCGCGGAAGGCCCCGGTCCCATGCAAGGAAATGCACTGGGCCGGGGCTTCTCCTTACTCTTCGACCGGAGCCGCAGGCTCTTCCTCTGGCTCCTCATCGACCACCTCCACCGCAGGGTCTGCGCTGGTCGAGAACTGTGAATCGCCATTGCCCTGCTTGGCTCGGCTGACGACCATGACGCCGTTGCGGCTGAACACGTTCAGCACGACCTCGGCCTCTTCGCTGTCGTCGATGGTCGCTACCACGACGGCGGGGAGGGCTTCGCCCTTCCACTTGTAGAAGCCGTTGTCGCCGACCGCTGCTCCCTCGGAGCGCTTCTTCCTTGCCATCACTATCCCTTCCTTGCCTTGCGGGCACGCACAATCTGGCGAGCCTTGGCCTTGGCCGCACTCGTGCTGACGATACCCTTTGACTTGAGTTGACGGTTCATCACCCTGCTGGTCGTGCGGCTGACCGCCTTCTTGCTGGACGTGCCTCTGGTCGCCTTGTACGACTTGCCGCTGGCACCCTTGGCCCTGCTGATGCTGGTCGAGCGGACGGTGCCCTTGGGCAGGCTCGGCTTGGACTTCATCTTGGACGGAGCCTTGGCCGGGACCGCTGCGAGGTAGGGCTTCGGAATCTTGGGCGCAGCAGTGCGCTTCTTGGCGATGGCCTGCGAGCGCTGCATCATGGACTGGGACTTGGACGGTTGCCTCGTCGTCTGCTTGGGGGCACTCGGACTCTTCGGCGGGTTCTTGTAGGCCATCACTTCACCTCTTTCTTCGTTTGGCCTTCGCGGTCTTGGTCTTGCGCTTCGCTCTCTTCGATTCTCTCTCCCATTCTCTCGCCATGTTTGGCTTGTTCGCCCACATCCAGCGCTTCTGCTTCTGTGACTTGAAGGGCATCCTTCTCCTCCTCGGGATACTCGAACGGCCCCGGCTCCTTCTGCCCTGCGACGTTAGCGAGGATAGTCAGCGCCCCAGCCAATGCTCCCACCGCTGCGGCTGCGAGGGTGATGAGTTCAGCCCGTGACTCACCGCCCACGAGGTAGCCCATGGAGCCGACGATGGCGATGACCCCAAGCACGATGACGAGCATCGCCTCCGGGCGGTACTTGGCCGACTGGTAGATGGCGAACACCAGCATGCCGATGAGGATGAGCGCAGCCACCAGCATGACGGCACCGCCGACACCGAAGACGGCGATGTCATCGAAGACTTGAATGACTGTCTCATCCCTGAGCGGCGTTGGTGTCGGGTCCACCTACTTGCTCTCACTCTCCGACTTGGCCTGTGCACGTCCTTCTGCTCTGCCCTCGACGCGAGCCATCTTCACGCGGCGCTCGACCTCGACGTTGGCCGTGGTCTGCGTGAAGGTGTAGATGGTGCCGATGCCGATGATGATGGCGCTCGCCGCCGCCACGATGAGTGCGGCGAACTCGCTGTCCCAGTTCAGGATGTAGGCGATGACGCCGATGATGGCGACCACCGCCGCTTCGATAGCGCCGACGACGATGGCGATTCGCTCACTCATCAGCCGACTCCGCATCCTCGGGGTCGTCGTCTTCGTCCCACTCGTCTTCGTACTGGTCGCCGTCTTCCGGCTCCTCCTCGTCGACGGTGTGGTTCTCGTTCTGTGGAATCTCAGGGTCCATGCCCTCTTCAGCCTTCCACTCACCCATCACTTCTTCCCTCCGCCTCGGAACACGGCGGCTACGACCTCCGTGTTGTTGGTCTTGCGTGCCCATGCCTCTGCGGCCTTCAGCACCTTGTACCTCGGCACCCAGCGTGGCCCCTGCGGGATGCTGTTGCGCCGGTTGTCATCGAGTGAGTCGAAGAGTCGCCACACGATGGTGCCGTCGTTCCACTTCTTCTCACCCAGCACGGCGATGCCATGCCCACCAGTGAAGTTCGGGTCACCGGTCCTGCTCATCTTCTTGTTGAAGACGCCGTAGTCGATGGCGATGCAGACGATGCGACCGGCTTGGATGTCCTTGGTGACACCGCTCTTCGTGAACTTCAGGTACGCCCGAATCGGGTTGCGGCCAATCTTCGCCAGCGCATCGTCATACGTGGCGGCTGCCTTCTGCGAGTTCCAGAGCGTGGTGCCCGTAGGTCCGGGCCTGCCCATGCGCACCCGGATGTTGTCGACCCACGGGACGAACTTGTCCTTCGTGAGGTAGCCGAAGGCGTGCTGGAATGCGCGCACGTTGCAGTCCTTCGAGCCACGCGTCGCGCCCGGTACGGGCGTGCCCTTGCCGAGTTGTGACCTGAACCTCGGCCAGTACTTGGGAATGGTCGGCGACCAAGCCATGTGCTTCTCCTACCTGACGATGAGCGTGATGACCACGCCCATCACTACTCCGACGAGGAACCCGGACAGCGCGGCACCCATGAACCCGATGACGGTCCACGGCTTGCTGTCACTATCCATGCCCATCTTGAATCCTTCCCTGAATGCGTCTTCCTTCTCCGGCGACCAGCGTTCCACGGGGGAATCCCTCTCTGGCAGGCATCAGTCGGATGTGAGTATCCACAGCAGTATCGCCCCAAGCAGCATGAAGAGTGCGGCGAAGCAGACGATGATGATGACGGCGGGGTCCAACATCACTCGTGCACCGGGAGGTAAATCTCGGTGATGAGCACAAGCCCCTGCCTGCCGCTGCCGCCCGTGCGAGCAGACTGACTGCCGTTGTTGTTCGCGCCGCCACCGCCAGAGCCGTAGCCGCCACCGCCGTTGCCGTTGGCGTTCGTGTACTGGCACATGCCGCCCCTGCCCAGCCCGCTGGAGCCACCGTGGCACGACATGAGGGGCCGGGCAGCGGAGACACCGCTGAACGACATGCGGCCACCGATGCCGCCGTCCTGACCGGCGATGCTGTACGAGCCACCGCTGGCACCGCCACCCGTGCCGCCGTTGGACACGGCCTGCCCACCGCCAGATGAGCCGCCACTACCGCCAGTGCCGCCAGCCGCAGTCATGGTGAGGTTGGTGCCAGTGACGCTGCTATCGCCACCAGAAGCACCACCGCCGGTCGAGTACCCGCCACCGCCGCCACCACCGACCACGATGGCGTAGGACGAACCCATGTAGTGGGCACCAAGGGCACGCTTGCAGTAACCGCCAGCCCCACCGCCACCGCCACCGGACGCATCGGTCGAGGCCGGGGTGTTCTGCGCACCACCGCCTCCACCGCCTCCAGCCTGCACCTCCACGATGATGCCGAGCAGGCCCGCTGGTGGGACGTATGTGGCGTTCGACGTAAACGTGCGGATGTAAACGCCGCTGCCGCCGACGCCGATGCCGGGGATGTCGGCTGCCGTGAGGTACGGTGCGCCGTCCAACTCCAGACCATGTGCGCCCAAGGTGACGACCTCACCGCCACTGGAGCGGGCACGGAAGATACCGCCCACCTCACCGTCGATGGCGATACCGCCCACGTCGAGGATGACCGCAGGACCGGTCGCACCCGGACGCCACGACGAGGCAATCGCGCCCGACTCCAACTGGAAGGAGTCGATTCGGAACTGGAAGGGCGTGTCGTTCGGAGCCACGAGCATGGGCTTGATGCGAGTCTCGTCCGACCCGGTCTTGAAGGTGGCGTAGATGCGCTGCCAATCCTCTGCACCCTTGCCCGTGGAGTCGACTGTCGAGTACGTGTCGATGTTGTCGTACTGGTCGCTGACGCTGATGAACGACCCGGCTTCGTTCTCGTAGGCGAGGTAGAAGGAGCCACTGCTCAGTGACTGGCCCAGCGTGTTGATGTACACGCTCATCGTGTAGACGGTGTCGGGGCTGACCACCAGTGTCTCGGTGTTGCGCACCCGGATGGCGTACGTGGTGGTCGGATTCGGTGTGACCTTGAGGGAGTGGACGCCGAAGCGTCGAGTCGTCTTGTCCAACTCGATGTCGGCGTTGACCGCTTCCCAGAAGTCAGGGACCGGCGGCGGGTCTTCGGACCACTGCACACCGACCGACCCCAGAGAAGGCACCTGACCAGCGTCAGACGTACTCAGACGGACGAGAACGTCCATGATGGTGTCCGGGTCCACTTCCGTGACCTTGGACTTCCAGACGCCTTCTGAGGCTGCCTTGTAGGCGTAGGCGACCTGTGTCGCAGAGCCACCGGCCAGCGAGGCGTGCTGTGTCGTGAAGCCTGAAGCGCCAGCAGCATGCGAGAACTGGAGGATGGCCTGCCCCCAGTTGACCTTTGCCGTCACTGCCGATGTCCAGTCAGACCAAACCCCGCCTGCCTTGGTCCGTGCCTCGACGGTGAAGTTCGTGTTTCGAGCCACGGCCCACGGGATGTCGAAGGTCTTGCTCGAACCGGAAGCGATGGCCGACACGAAGGCGTGGACATCAGTGCCGTTGATGCGGATTTGCACGTCGGTCGATGCCACGCCGGTCGAGTGGGAGTGGCCGACCTTTACCTGTGGCTTGGCCTGCGCCGTCGGCGCATCGGCCCAGACGGCAAGGTCGGCCAGATTCCAGATGTGGCACAAGCCACCGTTCGTCGGCGAGACGATTGATGCGGTCGGGACGGGCTGGATGTAGAAGGTCTTGACATCACTACCGACCGCTGCCCCGATGCTGTTCTCGACATCGACCTTGTAGTAGATGGTCTGGCCGACCGGGATGCTGACGGCAGCGAGGCTGTAGGTCTGCGTCCCTGTGGCCGTCGAGAGGTAGGCAGTCTCAAGGACGTTCCACGGCCCGGTGCCACTGCTGGTGGACAACTTCCACCTGACCTTGGCCGTTGTGCCACCAAGGTAGGCCGACAACTGTGAAGGCTTGGAGGTAAGCGTCCCGCTGGGCGAGAGGTTGGTGGCCGCAGGCGGGTCGGCCTCGGTCGTGTAGGTGATGACGATGCGTGGGGCGTATCCGCCCTTCGTCGTCAGGAACTCGGTGCTGCGGGTGCTGGAGTTCTCGTCATAGGTCTTGATTTCCAGACCGTTGTTGGTCGCAGCGTCGCACGGTGTGCCATTGCGCTTGAAGTAGGTAGACGGCAGCCAGTCTTCGACGAAGTCGGTGATGTCGTAGTCGTAGACGGTGCTGTTCTTGTGCTGGCCCTCTGCCGGGTAGGTGATGGCCGTCGTACTGCTCAGGCTGAATCCGGTAGTCCCGCCACTCGACTGCCATTGCTCACCATCCCCGATGCTTGAGTCGAAGGACTGGAGCAGGCGGCTAATCTTCAGCCTGACATTGCTGCCCTTGGCCGAGTGATAGGTGGCGTTGGTGGTCTTGACGCGCAAGACCGCCGAGACAATCTTGGCTCCCGCTGGCAGCGGGACACCAAGGTTCCCGCACTTGATGAAGACGCGCGACCGCCAGCCTTGGTCTTTCCAGTAGCCGACGGGATGGTGGTTGTCGGTGCCGCTGCCATAGTTCGCAGGCAGGTTCGTGACCGACATCTCATCGGTAGCGGTAATCGTTGCGGTAGCCATCAGATGCTCACCATCTTGAGTTCGGTGGTGGACACGTTCATGTTGACGTTAGACGAAGCACCGGACCAGTCGCCGCTATCGGTCCACACCTTGCTCTTCAGGTCAGCCGTGACCAAGAACGCCTGCAACTCGAATCCTGCATTCAGCACACGGTTGTCGCCACCGCTCACTGAGCCGAAGGTGATGGCATCTGCGCTGATGCCGTCAGGCCCGATGGCCGTGCGCCAGTTGGTGGTGTCGATGCCCGCCTCGATGGGGTCGTTGCCATCCCAGTCGTACTCGTCGGTGAACTTGAGGTAACCGTCAGGCGAAGCCCAGATGGCACGATTCGTGCTGTCAGGCGAAGCCACAATCCAGCCCCACTCGCCCCACGAGCCGATGGGCTGGTTGCTGGAGTCGTAGACCCTGATGCCCTCGGCTGCGTCACCGCCGACCTTGAGCGCACCGGAGGTGATGAGGTCAGCCGTGATGGCGTCGGCGTTGATGAGATTCGCCAGCACGCCGTTGAAAGCCACGTCGGTGTTGCCGACCAGCGTGGGCTGGCCCGACGCCTCGGTCGTGAACTCGGACGCGTTGCCGCTACGGTCGACGGCCCTGACCGATGCGTACCACTCGTATGTGGGGTCAAGGTCGTTGATGATGATGCGGGTGGACTTCGTCGTGATGTAGAACGTGGGGCTTTCCGGCTCGCTGGAGTAGTACGCCACCTCGAAGTGGGAGATGTCGGCGTCCACCTCGTCCTGTGCGTTCAAGCCCGGCTCCCAGAACACGCCGATGCTGCGGTATCCCGGCACCACCGTGGGCGTGTTGGGCACGGCTGGGGCGACAGCGTCCACGGCGGACAGGACGCTGCCGCTCGCCCACGTGGCGCTGACCAAGCCCTCGATGTCGTACGCCCTGACGCGCACGTCGTATGTCGCACCACCCACCACGCCGGTCAGCGTCACGCCCAACTGGTCGTAGCCGACTCGCATGGACTGAGCCGCAGGCCACGACTGTGAGTCCAACTTCCACTGCACTTCGTAGCCGACGATGTCCGACTCTAGGTTGGCATCCCACGTGGCCTGAAGTACCGGCAGTGCGATGCCGTCCGGTGTCAGCGTCACGGTAGTGCTGACCATGAGGTTCGTGACGGTGTCTGGCGGCGAGCCATCGCCGATGGACGGCGCACGCAGCAGGCTGACCAGCACGCCCTCGTTCTTCTTGAGCGTGCCAGCACCGGATTCCCACGTGGCACCGATGGTGGCGTACGTGCCTGAGTCGGTGACGCTCGTGACCCTGAATGTCCCGGTCTCGCCAGAAGTGTTGCGAAGGATGATGGCGTCATTGACGTTGACGCCGACACCAGACCAGTCGATGCCAGACTGGTCGAGGTCGCTCAGGTAGATGGTGCCGGGGTCGCCGATGTTGGTGAAGCCGGTGGTCTTGATGTAACCATTGCCGGGCGGCGGAGTGGTGCCTGTGCTGTACGTCCAGTAGGCCGAGAGGATGGCACCACCGGCAGGGCCGGGTGGTCCCTGCGGGCCGGGGTCTCCGTCCGTGCCGGGCGGTCCCTCGATGTTCGTGACTTGGCTCCACGTGCCACCGCTCTTGAGGTACACGTCACCGTTGTCGTTGTCGAGGTAGTAGTCGCCATCCTTGCCGAGCGTGTCTGACGGCTCACCGCTGCCGTTGTACCAAACCGAGCCATCGACACCATCAGCACCATCAGCGCCGTCCTGCCCCTCTACGTTCCACACTTCCCACGGCGTGGGGTCGCCAGTGACGGGGTCGGGATTCGGCTGTGCGCGCCGGTAGACCGTGAGCGTGGACACATCGAGGTAGTAGTCGCCGACCGTCTCGGTCTGCGACGGAAGACCAGCGCCGGATGTCCACTCGTCGCCACCGCTGACCGGGTTGGCGTCGATGAGGTTCGAGTCTGGCGGGACATCGTCTTCCCTTGGTAGCACTACCAGCGTGGTGTCCTGATGCCCGTCTGGGAACATGCGCCACTCGACCGCATGAATCGTCCAGTAGCCGGAGCCGTACTTCGTGGTGTCGACGACACCGTGCTTGATTTCGAGCGGGACATGGTCGAGGAGGTTGTAGCCATCGAGTGGCTCGATGCCAGTGACGCGAAGGCCAAGGGCGACGCGCTTGCCGACCTTGCCCAACTCCTGCGCCAACTGGTTCACCCTGCGCTGGAGGTCGTGTTCGTCGGCAAGGTCGTCCCAGATGGCGACGCGCTCGGTCCTGCCCCACGTCGCCATGCTGATGCCCGGCACACTCGTGGCCTTGAAGCGTGGGCGAATCTCGTTGGTGATGCGACCGATGCCATAGACGCGTGAGGCGAAGTCGCCCATCGCCATGACGCGGTAGCCCTGCACCAGTTCGCCGTAGCGCAGCCGCATGTTCTCGCGGACCCGGCCTGCGTTCTCCTTCAGCCGCCACTTGTACGTCTTGTCGCCGAAGCGCACGGGCCAGAGCCGCGTCGTCCTGCCGGTGCCCTGCTTCGCCGACTGGATGAGACCGACGATGAAGGAGAGCCGCTCCTTGTACGCACTGAAGATGTCGAGTTTCTCGCTGATGGGGTCGAACTCGTCATCCTCGACCTTGATGAATCCGACGTGCGAGTTGGCCTCATCCTTGGCGTTCTGGAGTTGGTCCTTGATGATGTAGCGGACGCTCTTGTTGACGTACTTCGCACCACCCTTCTCCGTCGGGCGGTTCGGGTTCGAGGCGGGGTTGAATCTGGAGTCGATGCTAAGTGAGAGCAAGCCCAGATAGTCGAGGCCGTAGACGATGACATCCGTGTCAGTCGCGTCGAAGTCCACGAGGAGTCCCTCGAAGACCGCCTCCCACTTGCCGCCACGGTAGAACTCCACGGCGTAGTGACGCTGGAACGGCTCACACTCCCCGACCATCGGGTGGTCGGTAGGGAGTGTGAAGAACAACTGGCCCGCGTCGTTCGCACGCACGCTCACGCCGATGTTGGCCGCGTCTTCGATGATGGCCTTGACCGTACCCGGCGCTCGGACGCCAGCCGCTGCGTTGGCGTGTGCGCGCAAGACGATGCGCCACGGCGCTGGCTCCTTGCGGTAGCCCGTGAGTTCGGGGGTCTCGCCGGGGTCTGGTTGGTAGCCGACCGTCAGCGTGAAGGTGCCGTAATCCCAAGCACTCCAGCCACCACGGATGTCACGGACCCTGATGCGCCAGTGGTACGTGCCCGGCTGGAGTTCACTCCCGCCATACAGGCGGCGACTTTCTGAGGCCGCGATTTCTCCCGCTGTAGGGATAAGAACTCCGCTGTCCCACAGGGCCGTACTCGGGTCTTGGTCCCACGCGTTGTTGCCCTCGGCCTCCGGTCTGACCTGAATCTCCAGCCCGTCCACCGCGTCCGCGTTCGGGTCTGACCACTTGGCTCGGAAGTAGACGTTGTCGAGTGTCACGTAAGACGAAGGACTGACGGGTCCGACCACTGAGACTGTAGGAACCGTGTTGTCGACCCGGAAGCCCATCCAAGCCCCATCCCAGTCGGACCACAGTTCCTCGTTGTCCTTGACCCTCGCCCTCCACTCGTAGGTCTCGACGTTCTGTTCGCGGAACCTCCTCCCCGCCGGAAGAAGTTCCTCGGTCGTGACGACCGCGATACCAGTTTCCCTCTCGGTCGGCGTCGCCGGTCGCGCCCTCTCTCCGTAGTTCCATGTCTTGCCTTTCTTGCGAACCTCGATGGCGATGCGCTTGAGGTAGTCGTTGTCGTCATCATCGAAGAACTGGACTTGGAACTCAGGGATGTTCGTCGAGACGAGACCAGCGGGACCAAGCCGCTGATGCGTCGGCTTGGTCTCCTTCACCTCGTAGTCGATGATGAGCCGTGGCCGCTTGCTGCTGGTGCCGTGGTTATCCGAAGCGAACTCGAAATGCCCGGCGTTCTTGGACATCTCGGCAGAGCGGATTCGGATGCCGCGATTCGGCAGCCCCTTGCCCTGCCACGTGGAGCCGGTGCGAGTGATGCGTGGCGGTGCCCACCGCATCACCAGCGACAGGCAGTCGATGCGGACCTTCGCACCCGGTGTCTGCGGGATGGGACCGGACTTCCAGTTGACCGCAGTGTGGATGGGCGGGCTGATGTAGTCGTCGCCCTGCCAGTTCTCTTCGCCCTCCGGCGCGTTGCCCTCGGGCCAAGCCTTCGTCACACGGTGAACGACAGCCTTCGCAGCACTACCAGCGCTGTTCTCGAAGTGGGAATCGGTCAGCGTCAGTTCGATGTAGGCACTGTTGATGGAACTGACATTGCTCCAGTCCATGGGGAACGCGAGGTACGACAGGAACCTGAACTGGTCAGCCTTGCCAGCAAGAAGGTGGTTGTCCTTGCCCGAACCACGCAGCCCGCCGCTGTTGGTGTTCTTGCGGCTGACGTTGCCCTTACTTGCGACGAGCGTCTTGACAGCCACTGGCTATGCCCATGCCTCCCAGTAGATGAGTCGGGCCTCCGAACTGATGCTCCCACCAGTGTGCGACCAAGAGAGGTCATCTCCGCCGGGCGGTACTTCCGGGTGCGTGGTGTCATTGGCGAAGGTCAGCAAGTCCATGCGTAGTGACTCCAAGCCAGACTGCTCCAGCGTCACGTACTTCTCGACACCGTCGTAGTACAGCGTTCGAGGGGTGGCTGAAGCCGGGATGGTCAGAGTCATGGACGAACCCAAGCCGATGAGCGAGAGTTTCTCCTCCACCGTGCCGTTGCTGGGCCACTCGATGCGGAAGGGCGTGCCGTACAGGCCGCGATTCGGCAAGTCGATGGGAGAGGGCGACGCACTGAAGTAGAACTGCTGTGCCTGCTGGCAGTAGATGCGCGGGTCTTTCGCCTCAAGCGACACCGACCACGGGATGGCAAGCCCGCGAGCGTCTTCCCCGCCCACGGCATCGCGCACGATTTGGAACTCCGGCGTCGACCTTGCTCTCACCCGCATCATCAGAGGGATGTAGCCGTTCGGCCAGTCGTCCGTGTTCAGCGTCGGCTCTTCGAACGTGAGCGGCAGATACCCGTAGTCGATAGGAGACGTTGCGTAAGCAAGCGTCGGCGTGAATGCAGCAACCAGTCGCATCTTGCGGTCGAAGAGGTCTGCTCGGCTCTGGCCGTAGATGGTCCCTGTGAGGTCGATTTCACGCTTGCCGAGGAAGACTTCACCAGCGTCGAATCCATCGCTGTTGCTCCGCTTCTCGGTGTAGGCGTAGGCGTTCACGCCGCCGTATGCGATGCGCTCGACCGCGATACCCGCGATGCGCTCACCCGTGCCGCCGATGCTGGCGTCGTTGAGTTGCAAGTTGCGGTAGGCGACAGGCCGTACCGGGTCCATCAGGCCACCCGGCGGATGCGGCGGATGCGGTTACGCAGCGTGTCCCACTCCCCGACACGCATCGCGTACATGCCGTTCAACTGCGTCGGGCTTACGTCGCTGTTGTTGCTCTGCGTCTGCCACTGCTGGAAGAGCGAGCGGTCGCTGATGAGGCGGCTGTAGCCCTGCTGTGCGGCGTAGGTTCGAACACCGAGTTCAGCGTCGATGTCGGATTCCAGCACGTCGTCTTCAGCAGTGAGCGTGTCACGCTCGCGGTAGCCCCACAGCCGGATGATGTCGGTGTCGGCGTTCAGGTAGTTCTTGAGTGAGGGGAAGGAGAGGTTGCCGTTCCAGATTTCCCAGCCGCCACGAGACGAGTCGGCGTCGTTGGGCGTCAGCCGCATGTTGAACTCACCGTTGCGCCACACCTCGACACGCCACACGCTGGTGAGCAGCGTGGCGTACTCGGTGATGGTCACGTCTTCGATGTCGACTTCCTCGATGCCCTCAAGCGGGTAGACGCGATTCACTTCGGCGATGCCGAAGTTGATGAAGTCGTCGATGTCTGCCGTCGCAAAGGTCAGCAGTTGCGGGTCTCGAAGGTCTCGGGCCACACGGCCACGGAGGTCAACGAGAGTCGGCGGTGTATAAGCCACGATGACCTCCTTCGTCGGTGAGGGGAAGACTGGGGCTTCCCCTCACCTCACAAGCGTAGCGGTTAGCCCGCCTGCGCGAAGGACGTGGTCGAGACGAGGTTCACAGCACGCGGACCCTGCGTACCGTCGGCGTCGTTGTCGATGATGACCTGAGCGCCCCACATGCCCTTCCAGCCGACGAGGGCCTTCTGAGCGAGCGGGTCGTAGTGGTCACCGCCGGGGCGAACGACGTACGCCTCGGTGGACTGCTCGTCACCGAAGACGAAGTAGTCCGGGCCGTAGATGAGTGTGCCGAAGATGTTCGCCGAAGAGGCACCGCCAGTACCAAGGTACGTGGACTGGTTGCTCTCCATGAAGCGGACACCATGGATTCGACCGACCTCACCACGGAGGAGGTCTTCCGCGTCGGGGCCACCGTAGCGGCGGACATCAATCCACGCGCCGGTCACGGTCGCGGCCTCGGCCATGAGGTCGTGCGCAGCGTAGGGATGGATGATGCCGTGGTAGTACCCGTCAGGGAAGGTGGGCACGTTCTTGGCCCGCAGTTCCGTCACGGCGGCGCGCACCAGCGCAGCCGACATGTAGGAGCCGCTGGCCTGCGTCACCTGATTGCGTGCGGTGAACGTGCTGGGGTAGGAGTCGAGGCCGCTGTCGGCCATGATGGTGTCACCGACGCTGCGGTCCAGCGTCTCCAGAGCGTTCCACGCCACGCGCTCGGCGGCGACGGACATGAGTTCGTGCGGGTTCTCGACGAGTGCGATGTCGGAGATGCCGACGAGCCGCCCGTACTGGGTGCAGGCGAACTGGTCGTATCCGATGGTCAGCGCCTCTTCCAGCGCGAGGGTGGCCTCGTTGTCGCCCTCCGTCAGACCCTGAAGGTCAGACGACAGGTCGCCGTACGAGACGTAGCGCAGGAGGTTGGTGCCGGGGATGATGCGGGCCTTCTGCCACGCACCCTCTTCCAGCCAGTGCGTGCGCTTGCGGAGATTGTCGAGAATCGTCCGCAGGACTAGCGCGACGACCGTCTGGTCGAAGTTGGTCGTTGAGGTAGTGGTTGTTGCCACCGGTTATCTCCCCTTCAGAGACTCCGCGAAGGCCGGGCCGAGTGCTTCCAAGTCCGCCTTGAGTTCAGCCGCCGTCTTCTCGGACGAGGGCTTGCTCCCACCGGGCGGTGTACGCGCTGGCTGGTTCGCGTCGATTCGTTGGTTGGTCTGCGTGCCGCCCGAGATGTTCACCTTCAACTTCTCGTTGAGTGCAGCCAAGTTGGCTTCATCCATCGAGACGAGGATGGTGTCGTCAAGGTTCTCTGCGGCGCTTGGGTACTTCGCCTTGCGCGTCTCTGCGACCGTCTGCCGCTGCATCTGTTCCATCTGCTCTTGGAGCGTCTGGTTCATCTGGCGCAGTCGTTCGACTTCTGTCTGGTCGGCAGCGTCCTTCTTGGCCGATTCGACCTCTCGGGTCTTGACCTGTGACGTTAGGTCAGCAATCTGCTGACGCAACGCCTGCTCCTTCGCGGAGAAGGCACTGGCTTCCTGACTCTGACGCTTCTTCCAGTAGGCTTCGATTTCCTCCGGGGAGCGGTCGTCTCGGCTTGGTGCAACTTCCTGCGACTCAGCGCTCTGGCTTTCGGCCTGCTCGCTGGTATCTGCCGGAGGAGTCGCTTCGCCCTGACCGGTCTGCGGTGTGGAGTCTGCCACTGCTTGCCCTCACTATACGCTTTGCCATCAAGTGATGGCAACACGGATTCTAGCCACCGTTGGTGAGTGACACCAAGTCGTCGTTCGACCACATACCTTCTACGCCCTGCACATTCACTGGGTCGTTCTGAAGGTCGAGGAAGATGTCGGGCGCGTTGGCGATACCCTGACGCACCTCTTCGCCCACGCCGGTCATGGTCTCAATCCACGTCAGTGGGTTCATCGAGTACGAACCGGAGCGCGCTAGGTTGTCGATGACATCAGGCGGCTGGACTTCCAGCCCTGCTTCCTGCCTGCCCTTCATGTCGGCGATGGTGCGGATGCTGTTGCGCATCCACGCCGGGGCTTGGACCGGGATGTCGACCGGGCTGCCGGGCAGCATCATCTGGAAGAAGCGGATGAACTCCTTCGCATGCTCACCTTCGACCATCTCGCGGAGGTCGGTGTCGGTGTTCAACTGGAGGGAGATTCCCTCCCACACGTTGATGGCCTGCGCCAAGCCCCACAGCGGAGCGTTGACGCCGAAGGGCTTCGCCACGAGGAAGCGCACCAGTTCCGGCAGGGCTTTGCCCCACATGTACGAGGCGGGGTAGAGGCCGAGATAGGGATGGTTGATGCTGCGCTCAAGGAAGGAGCGACCACGTTTGAAGTAGTGTGTGGTGAAGGCTTCGTCTTCGGCCAACTGCATCGAGGTGCGGGCGGCTTGGAAGATGCGATGCTCGTCAGGATGGAAGACGGCATCGCGCTTGTTCGTCACCTTCGTCCAGTCGTCCATGATGCTGGCGAACTCGGGATTCACGTCGTCGAGTTTCATGCCTTCGAGCATCTTGCCGAAGGCGTTGTACGCCGACTGCGACACGGGGTCCGGGGCCACGCCGCGTGCGACGTACTTGACGAACTCCTCCGCCATCCAGTCTTCAGCCTTGAGCGTCATGCCCTTGGCTAGGACACGGTTGACCTCAAGGCCGTTGGCCTTGGCGTACTCCGTCAGGAGGTGCGTGACCATGGACGGCTCAAGGTCTTTCACGAAGACGTGGAACGTCTCGTGGAGGATGGTGTCTACTCCTGCTCCTCTGAGGAGGTGAAGGACTGCTCTTCCGCTGGCATCCTCGGCGACTGCTCCTCGGACTCCTCTGGGATTGGCTTGGAACTTCCAGTTCCTGAACTGGGGCGGGTTGTCGCCTTCGGCAGCCCGCTTGGCCTCGTAGGACGTGGGCGTATGTTCCGAGTAGGAGATGTCTGCCTGTGCCTGCGCCGCTCCTCGGTAGCGAGTACGAACCGCATCGGCTGCTGTGGTGTCTCCTCTGGCATCGAGTTCCTCCAAGAATCCTTCGGAGCCACGGTCCGACTCCCTGCGGAAGACATTGACCGAGCCATCCTTCACCTCACCGAGACGAATCATGTCGGTGCCCATCTGCATCGACAGCGGCGTATCGCCGGGGATAGCGTCGTGTTCGATGAGGCGGATGGTCAGTGTACCGTCACCGTTGTCGAAGACCACGCGACCGATGTCGCGCTGGCCCAGCCTGTCGTTGAGCATGTCAGTGAGTGCGTCGAAGGCTGCCTCGTACTCCTCGCCCGGACGGACCACGATGTCCGTGGCCGGTGTCGGGGTCCAGCCCTTGGGCGCACGCCCGACGGCAGCCGCCGTGCGGTTGCCGACAGCAGGAGCCGGATTCAACTCCATCGAGATGGCCGAGACCTCACGCCGACCGAAGGTCGCGCCGGTCGTCAGCACCGCTCGCTCCGCCTGCTCTGGTGTGCCCAAGCCCACCATCGAGGTGCGGTAGCCCTCGTCGGCATCGGCGATGATGTCGCCTGCCTCGAAGCCCATGCCCATGTCGTAGGCTTCGTCTTCGGTGAGGATGTACTCCCGGTTGGTGTCACGGGCCGTGTGCTTGTTGATGACCGTGATGCCGGTGGTCTCTTCCAGTTCCGGTGCCCACCACGTCGCCAACTCATCCTCGACCAGACGGTGACCGCCCAACTCTTCGGGGATGGTCTCACTCGTGTTCGGGAAGGCAGCGTGGGTGTCTGGCCGCATCTCGACATGGAGGATGGCCGCGTTCCTACGCGTCGCCGCCGCTGTGTCCCACGTGGCACCGCTCAGGGTGTACTCGGAGTAGCGGCCCTCGTCGATGATGGCGACCTCGTGGGCCGTCCAGTCAGTGCGTCCAAGGTACTCCTCGGCGTTCAGTTCATCGGCCCACTGCCGGTAGCGCGTCGAGGCGTATGCGTGGTGCGTGTCGTCGAAGATGTCCACGCCACGCTCCCAGTCCGGGTTGGCGTTGAGCAGCGCCTGACGGCCTGCTTCGTCCAACTCACGAGGCGGCATGTCGTGGAAGAGGCGACCGGCTGTGCCACTGCGTGACCGCCACAGCGAGCCTTGCCCGGCCCACTGCTCGGCGTCGTTGGCGAGCATGCGCATGATGGCCGAGTCGGTGAGGTCTTCGCTGTCGGCGATGCGCAGCACCTTGAGCGCACTGGCCCTTGCGGTCTCGCTGAGATTCCCATCTCCCCTGACGAAGTCGTCGACGAACATGCCCATCGCCCGGACCGGGTCGGAGCGGAAGACCTCGGTGTCGAGCAAGTCCATGACGACCTTGCCGTCACCAGCGCTTGCGATTCGCGTGACGCGTGGCACCACGCCGGTCTCGCGTGCGATGTTGGCCGGGGTCAGGTCGGTGCGGCCAGCCTTGCCCAAACCGTGCATCAGGTCGTCGCCAGCGATGTCGTCCACGTAGCCGAAGGCCCGCATCTGGCGAGGGTGAGGCATGACCTCATCTCCGATGACCAGCGCACGCAGGGCACGTTGCGTGCGCCAAGACATCACCTCGCCAGTGGGGAGATAGTCCATGAGTTCGGCCATCGCCGTGCGTGCGGCGGAGCGCTGGGCCACGCTGCCGGGGCTTACACGCACGAGCGTATCGGCCATACCCATCAATGCGGTGATAGCGGACGAGTAGTCCATGTCTTCCTGCACCATCATCTCGGCGAAGGCACGGAGCATGCGCTGCGTGGCCGCATCCTCTGCGGCCTCTCGTCCGACGGTGGCAGGAAGGCCGGCGAGGGCGTAGACCTCGTTGTCCGTCATGCGCTGTGCCAGTGAGAGCAAGACGGACGGCACGCCAGTGGCCTCGTCCTTGAGTGCGAGCGTCGCCTCGTCTCCCAGCACGTTGGCGACCGTCGTCTTCCAGTCGTCCAAGTCCTTGTCGCCGACGACGTGCGACGGTCCGCGTCGGTCATCGCCGAGTTCACGGCGCTTGCCCGGCGTGGCACCGACCCTGTCGGGATGGTTGGGCGGGAGGTCCGCCACGACGCTGCGCTCCGGCGGGGTCGAGGCGGCTTCGAGCGGCTCGGTGATACGAAGGATTCGTCCATCGCTGCGTGGCAGCAAGGTCGTGCCATAGAACGTGCCGTCGCTCATGGCCGCTTGGAACTTCGCACCCTTGGGCACGCGACCGGCTGCCGTGACGAACTGCACCTGACCGCCGTACCTCGTGGCGAGGAACTCATCCTCGCTCATGCCCAAACGAGCAGCGTGTGTGACGTGAATCTTCCGCGTCTCCGCCACGATGGCATCGGCCTGTCGCGGGTCCACGCCCAGCGCATCGCGGACGGCGTCACGGTATGACGCCCAGAACTTGACGGGCGGGTCGGAGGAGATGACGAACCATGCCCGGTCGGTGTACTCGGCGTCGGCCCCAAGGTCCGACATCCGCTCACGGAACTCCGTCTCCGTGAACTTGCCCTTGTCCAGCGCCATCCGCATGCTCGATGCGTCGTTGAACATGTGCAGCCGTGCCAGCGGGTCCACGCGGATGGGCGCTCGCCTGCCAAGCCCAGCGGGCTTGGTCGCGTCCGCAAGGAAGGCTTGGTACTTCGGGTCGTTCTGGATGTTGAGCCGCTTGTTCAGCCAGTAGTAGTTGGCGATGTCCTTCATCGAGGCGGCACGGCCCTTGTTCATCTCGACCTCGTCACGCAGGAGGTTCCAGATGGTGGGGTCGATACCGTCGAGGGATTCCTTCAGGAGTTCACCGTGGCGCTTGCCGACCTGACGCACGAAGTTCAGGCGCTTGAGTTCGGCCAAGGACTGGACGCGTCGGCCTTCGCCGATGCTGCTGCCCCAGAGCCGACCAATCTTCGTGTTCGTGCCGAACATCTCACGCGTCGCTTGTGCGCCCAAGAGGATGTGCGTCGAGTACTCGTACTGGTCTTCGAACTCGCTGATGAGACCAGACGCTCGCATGGATTCGAGGGTCTCAAGGTCTTCGAGACGCCACGTGATGCCGGGCTTGACGCCACGCAGGATGTTCCAGAAGAACGGCTCTGCGGCCTCCTGTGCCATGAAGACCGGGTTCCAGCGGAAGCGGATGCTGGGGTAGAACTTCTCCGCCATGAGTGAGATGAACTCACCCGGCTGGCCGGAGAGGAGCGGGATGCCCATGCCAGCCTCTTCGCCAGCCTCCGGCACGGTGCGGCCAAGCATCTTCATCTTGCCGCTCAACTTGTTGGCGACACCGACGGTGTGCATCTGGCCCTCGAACGCCTTCGCCACCATCGCCGCGATGCCTCGCTCTCCGAGCGCGTTGCGGACGTTGGGGTCCATCTTGACGCCGTTGGCGACGCGCCAGAGGTCGGCGTTCGACAGACCTCTTGGCATCACGCCGATGCGGTTGGCCTCACCACGGATGGCGGAGAAGAGTGCCTGCCCCTCCATGCGCGACAGGCCAGCATCACTGGCGATGCGGTGGAAGTTCCGCCGCGCCTCTTCGAGCAACTTCTGACCACGGATAGGACGGAGCAGATACACGCGCGCCTGCGAGAAGCGACCGGCAGTCCAGTCGGCAGCCGATTCGGTGAGGTGGTCGACCCACGGGTTGATGGCGGTGAGTTCGCCCTTCGTGTTGTACGAAGCACGCCACAACTGGCTCTCCTCCGGTGACATGCCGATGGTGTACCCGGCGTCCTTGTCGCCACCATGCAATCGTGAGGAGAAGCCCTTCTCGTCGTTGATAATCTTCCGCATCGGTGCGGTCAACTTGGAGGGGTCGATTTCGCTGACCAGTGCCCCGGAGTCGATGACATCGACGAGCCACAACTCCATCTCTTGGAGCAACTCCGTGTCGGAGAGGCCGCGCCCGGAGAAGTTGTCGTAGACCTTGTCGAAGCGGTCGAGGCTTGACCGCACTGCCGTCACATCCTTCTTGCGAATCTGGGACAGCAGCGTCTTCGCCCGCCGGTTCGTGAGTTCGCGTGGGCCGATGAGGGTGTACCGCGTGGCCTGCTCGCGCTGGGCTTGCAGTTTCTTGATGCGGTTCTCCCAACGCTTGACCGACTTCTTGCCGGTGACCGTGGCGAGTTTCGCCTGAGCCTTGGCGAGTTCCTCGTCGATGGACTTGAGCGTGGCCTTCTTCGCCTTGGCCGTCTGCTCAATCAAGTCCATGAAGTAGATGTGTTCGACCTGAGCCAGCGCCTTCTCGTCCGCCTTCTTGATGAAGCGGGTGATTTCGTCAGCGTGGTCTGCGCCAAGCAACTTGATGAGCCGTGCACGTGATACGGCACGGACCGTTTCCATGACCTCCTCACGCGCCTTGGCACCGACCTTGCCACTCGGCAGGAACTGCGTCATCACGCGGTCCATCAGCCCCTCGGCCTCGATGGCGAGGCGCGAGGTGCCAGCCTCGCTCATGGCCTTGAAGGCGTCGTTGGGGTTGTAGTGCGCTGGCGGTGCAGCACCGTTCGTGATGGCGCTGCGGATGGTGGTCTCGCGGTGGAGCGCCGCCTCGATGTTGGCACCGGCCCGGCCAAGGAGTGTGCTGAAGAACTCCCCGTTCCCAGTGGCTTCGAAGAGTGAGCGCAAGGCGTTGGTGTTCTCGATGCCGTAGGAGAACGTGATGCCTTCGACCGACTGGGCTGCGCTGTAGGCAGCGATGACATCGGTGTGCGCACCGCGATTCAGGAGCGCGTCGACGGGGTCGAGGATGTTCTTGGCAATCATGGCCGAGTGGCGGATGGTCGGCCCCATCTTGTACATCGCACGCTGGCGTGCCGGGAGTTCAGCGATGGCTCGCTCCGCGATGTCTGGGTAGTCGCGCTGGATGATGCGCGCACGCTCGACCGCGTCGAGGCCAGCGTTCTTCACCTCCGCCGGGGTCGGTGGCCTGCCTCGCTTGGTGAAGTTCTTGATGAACTCCTGCTCGGTCTTTCGCACCACCTCTTCGAAGATGTCTGGTCCGAGTTCCCGTGCGAGCAAGCGGCTTATCGCTACGGCTCCGGTGCGACCGGCCTTCGCGCCGACGCCTGCGATGAGACCCATGCCCATCGAGAGGTTGGCCGGGTCGAGGAACATGTTCAGCAACATGCTGTGCCCGCCGTCGTTCGAGTAGCCCACGCCCTCGATGACGAGGAGTGAGTTCAACTCATCGCGGGTGATTTCTCCTCGCTCGTAGCGCTCACGGATGCCTCTGATGTGGTCGGGCAGTGACTCCTTCGACACACTCAGGACTTCCTCATCGAGGTTGCGCTCTGCGCCGAAGACCGTGCCCTCGGCGAATCCCTCGATGCCAAGGATGTCTTCGCCGAACCAGCGGGTCGGCATGCCGTGTTCGACGTACAGCCGCTCGACGTAGTTGGCAGGAAGCCCGATTGTCTGCAAGCCTTGGAACAACCGGTCCTGAAGGCTCGTAGCCGTCTTCGCCAACGGCGTGGTGAGCGGGTCGATTTCAAGGGCGCGAGAGATTTCGAACTGGTACTGCGTGAAGAAGTCGTTGAAGCGCTCGGCTGCGAAGTGCGGGTCATTCGTCATCTGGTTGTAGAGACCCTCGACCTCGTCGCGGAACTCGCCGTCGTCGGTGCGTGCGTAGATGTCCTTCAACTGCTGCTTGGCATACGACTCCCAGTTGGGCATGGGCACCGCGCCGGTCAGGTCGGAGAGGAAGTTGACTCCGTTGGCGAGCGCCTCACCGATGGTGCGGACCGGCCCCCACTCCGGGCCGATGACACCCTGCACCGCCTCGGTCGCGGCACGGATGTCTGGCCGCTCCGTGCGCCAGTCAGGCTGCTCCTCGAATGGCTGGCGCAGACCGCCGAAGAGGTTGACGTTCGTGCGCCCGATGCCCTCGCTGACATCTTCCGGCAGACCGGCTGGGCCGGTCGATGCTTGGGAACTGCCGGTGTAGAAGCGGGTCGATGACCGTGGCCTGCTGGTCGGCGACGCCGTGACGGAGTTACCCCAAGGCAGGGGCGACATCGCACCCTTCGATGCGACAGGGTCCGTGATGTTGAACCCGAAAGGCTCAGTCCGGGTGAATCCCGAACCGTCGAACATTCCCATCGGTTACATCCACCACGGCTTGGTGATGTCAATCTTGGGCTTCTCGACGTTCTCCGGTGCGACCGGCCCGGCGTACGGACTACCCTTCGTGCCGGGCGGTCGGTTCTTGATGTCCTGCTTGATGCTGACGTTGGGGTCAGGCTTGTACGGCTCCGGTGGTGGAGTCTTCTCCTCCGGCTCAGGCTTAGGCCGGTCGGGCTGGATTCGCGGCGACGGGCTAGGCGACAGCGGCTTCGGGCCACCAGACATGAGGATGGAGCGGTTGTTCGTCGGCTCGGGCGACGGACTCGCGTTGGGAATCGAGACGTTCGGCGTCACGATGTTGTGCTTCGAAGCCTCGTCCTGCTGTGCTGGTGCGAGGAAGGGCTGCATGTAGGACATGACGCGTGCCTTGGCTTCGAGCATCGCCTGCTGTGCGAACTCCAACTGGCGGTCTCCCATCGGCGTGATGTCGGTGTCTTCAGGGTAGACCTCCGGCGCTGGACCCGGCTCCGGCTGCGGGCCGTTCCCGGTCATCAGGGCACGGCGGTTGGCACCGACTCGGTCTTCGTTCTGATAGGTGAGGTCGGGGTCCAGTGGCTCCAAGGTCGGGCGGTCCGGGGGCGGCTCGGTCGCATCCGGGTCAGGGCCACCGTTCATGTCACGCTCGTACTGTGCCGAAGCCCAGCGGTTGACCTCACCGTACTGCCTTGCCTTGGCCTCTGCCTGCAAGCGGTACATGTCTTCGCGCGTCTTCGCCGTGCGCATGCGGCGGATGTCTTCCTGTGCCTCGGCCAGTATCTGCTGCTGCTCTTCCTCGGTCGAGCGAGCGAACGTGGGGTCGAGCATGAGTGACTCGAAGATGCCCTCGTCCGTGATTTCGTTCAGGCGGCTCCGCTGGATTTCATCCTGCGAGTACCACGCCGTGATGGGATTGCTCGTCGTCCACGCGGAACCCTGCGACAGGTCACCGCCGGTACCCGGCACCGTCATGCCGGGGATGACGGTGTTGTCGATGACCTCAAGCGGATTCCAGTAGGTGATGGTCGTCTTGCCAGTCGCCTTCGGCTGTGTGTCGAGGGCGGTGGTGTTGGCCGTGATGTTCCACTGCGTGCCGTCGGAGTTCATGGCCGAGTTGATGACCTTGCGCCCGACGAAGGGGTTGGCCTGCTTCGCGGCAATCCACTTCATCTGGCCCTGCTCGTTGACGATGCCCCACAGCACCGGCTGCCCGTTCTCATCGAGCGCGACCTGACCGATGTAGTTGTCGCGCACGGGCGAGATGTCACCGCCGGTCGAGACGCCGGTACGAGGGTCGAGGCCGATGACCTCGGCCCCCTCCACGTTTATCATCTGCGGCGCGTTGGCGTAGACCGGCACGGTCGTGAGGAACTGCGGGATGTCCATGCCCGCCACCGTGTCGGCCTGCACACGCTCCACGCCACGGAACTTGCTCTTGGCGCTCGACTCGTCGGTCGGGGCTACCGACCGCGTGCGCTCGTAGGCGTTGACTCTCGTCGTGATGGCGACGTAGTTCTGGCCCAGCACGGATTCGGGGTTGGCCTTCGGGACCAGCCGCCACGTGCGAGCGCCGAACAACTCCGCCCCGGCCCCGCTCTCCTGCGGGGTGTCGAGGTACTGGATGCCGTACTCGCCCGACTCGATTCCATCGAGGAGTTTGTTGAAGGCTGCGGCCTGCGCGTTCTGCGACATCGTCTCGGAGCCTTCGGACGTGGTGTCACCGCGCGACCCCAAGCCTGAGCCACCCTCGCCGACGGTCTTGCCCGAACCCATCTCGTTCTCACCGGTGATGGCACGGAGTTCGCCGTTGATGGCACCGAGCATCGGGGAGTAGCGCTGGCCGGGAGTGCTACGAACCCGCTGCCCGATTTCACGTAGGGTCTTGGCGTACGCGCCGTACGCCTCGGCGATGTCGGTGAAGGGAGCGTTCGGGTCACTGATGGCAGCCTCGAACTCGGCACGGGCTTGAACGTACATCTGCTCCTCGTCGAGGAGCCTGATGCGCGCGACCTGTCGCTTGATGCTGACACGCTGTTCCTTCAGCGTGGTCGTGCTGACCTTGTACTTGTTCGCCAGACGGATGCGCTTCTCGACACCCTTGAGCGCGATGTTGTGCATGCGAGCGAACGACTGCTGGTCGATGGTCCCATCGAAGTCGGGGTCGTAGCGACGCATGAAGGACTTGAATCGCTTGTTCCACTTCGGGTCTTCGGTCAGCGCGTCCATGAGGAAGAGCAGCGCTTGGCTGTCGTTCTCGCCTTCGGCGAGGTCGATGTTCAGGTCATCGAGATGCTCGCCCTTGTCACCCGGCTGCCCGACATCACCCGCTGCGCCACGGAGGTAGTCGTACTCACGGAGGTAGGCCGTGACGTAGGCCGACATCATGTCGAGTGGGCGCTGGTACTGCTCGTAGAGTTGGCGGTCCGCGCGTGCGTAGGCGGCAGCACTGTTACCCGAAGAGCCACCGGAGCCGGAGGAGCGTGCAGCGTCGACGAATCGCGCCGCCTGCTTCATCAACTCACGGTAGACCTCGGACCTTCGTGGCACTTTGCCAGCCCAGCGGCGGTAGAACGCCGCCATCTGGCCCTCGGAAATCTTCTTCTGGAGGTACTTCAACTCCATCTTCGACTCGGCGATGTCGAAGGTGTAGTGGAGTTTGACGTTCTTGTAGTACTCGTACAGAGGGTCGTCCTTCGACACCTCCTTCATGCGCTTCGTCCAGAAGTTCAGCACCATCTGGTCGGTCACCTTCTTGCCCTCGAAGGTGCCTCCCGAGTACCACGCCTCCATGAGGTTGCGCTCACGCTGCGCTTCGAACTCGCGGGCCATCGCCACGATTTGCGAAGTCAGGTCTGGGGCGCGACGAGGAAGTGAGCCGAACCGCCCGGTTCGTGCCACGGACTAAGCCTCCTGCTCTGGCTGGATGGGCTGCTGCAAGAGCAGTCGCGGATTCGCGCCCTCCGGTGTGATGGCCTGCTGTGCGAGGAAGTTCTGACCAGCCGTGGCAGGCGGGAGTTCGCCGCCGGGTCCGCCCGGCGTGCCAGCAATCTGCTCCTCTTCTCCGTTCAGCATCGGCGTGCCCTCGGCACCACCGGCCTGCTGCATGCGTGCAGCCATCGCTTGGTCGGGGGTCGGACCCTGCGGTCCGCCCATGCCCTGACCCTGCGGTCCGCCCATCTGCTGCTGGACTTGCTGCGCGGTTATCTGCAACTGCTGCATGGCCGACATGAGTGAGACCATGGTCAGCACGTCCGCCGGGTTCATCGACGCGTCGGTCCGCTCCGTGCGGATGGCGTCCGCCTCGCCCTCGGGGTCGTCCACGCCGACGCGGTCCATGCCGCGCTTCTGGCTCCAGAGTTTCGCGTTCACGTTGTTGGCAGCCATGGTGGCCGTCTCCAACTCGTCGCGTGGGGTGATGTTCGGGTCGGTGGTCTCAAGCGGTCCGGTCGCCTCGAAGATGGGGCGAAGCACGGAGTTCTTGTTCGACCATATCTCCTGCACCATCTCCCAGATGGCTTCGCGCCACTCGTAGAGCAGTTGGCGCTTCATCGAGATTCGCGCCTCGTAGTTCGCCACGAGTGCGGTGATGGCCTTGCTGCTTGACATCACTGACGACGGGGCCAGACCTCTGAGGAGGTCGTTCAGCCCGGAGACATCCACCAACTCACGGTCGAGCCTGCCAAGGAACTCCTCCAACTGGAAGGTCGGCATCCACGGCTCGATGGATTCGAGGCGGTTGCCGGGGCCGGGTCCATGCACCTTGTTGGGCTTCAGCCGCTCAAGGCCCTTGGGCACGGTGTCCGGTGCCTCCGGTCCGACCAACTGCCAGTACTGGCCCTCGATGGCTCGCTTCAGCATCTGGCTGGCGTCGGACAGGCGCTCGTCCTTCTCGGCGATGAGTTGCTCGATGTCGTAGAACTCGCTGCGGCCATCGGGTACGCCGGGGATGTAGGAGTTGAAGAGCGGGATGTAGGGGATGGCCCCGCTGTACTCAGCGTGGGCCTCGTCCTTGACCATGACGTTGCCGACGAAGATGGCGTTGCGCGTCTCCATCTCCGTGCGCTCGCCCACCTCGATGGACTCGCCCTCCTTCGGGCGGCGGTACCAGTAGTCATAGACCTCGACCATGAAGTCGTGGTCGTGCAGCCAGTCACGCGTCGTGCGCTCCTGCGTACTCGCCACGTCGTGCGTCAGCCTGCGGACGATGGGGTAGAGGCCCTCGGACTTGGCATCCTTGGATGCCTCGACGTGTACGCCGAACTCCTCGATGGCCGTCTCGGGAGTGATGCGGTAGACGTAAAGGCCCCAGTCCAACTTCATGTAGTTGGTCGAAGACCATCCCAGCCAGAGGTTCCGGGGCTGGTCGATGATGTTCACGTCGGGCCGGTCTTCGGCCTCGTTCCAGAAGACCTTGGCTGCGGTGCGTCCGTAGAGGGCCTTGGTCACACAGGCTTGGTGCACCTTGCGCTCGTAGAGCGTCTCTTCCTTCCACGCGAAGTACGTCCGCTCCATCTCGGACGCCATCCTTCGTGAGGGGTCGTCGTTGCCGAGCGGCTTGATGTTCTCCACCGGGACCACGGCCTGAAGGGCTGCGGGCACGTCCACGTACGTGGGGTAGGCGTTGAGGGAGATGTGGCTGCGACCGTCGATGCGAGCCGATTCGTCGTCAGCCCAGTGCGAGGCACCGCCACGCCTGAGCATGCGGTTGGGGTAGTAGAGGTTGTCCCAGCGGTCGCAGTTGGTGGCGAAGCGCGACATCTCGTCGTCGCGTGCGGTCTTCCGCTTCTGAATCTCCCACAGGAGATTCTGCGAGTAGGGGTCTTCGGTTATCTCGGCGTACTGGGTTGCCCGACGGATGTCGAGTACGACAGGGTCAGCGGCCACCTGAACTCCCTACTGTGACATCAAGACCCCAGTATCTTGACTCCGTTCCCGCGTGAGAGCAAGCGCTCCCAACTCGGTGACAGTTTACGCTCACGCTTGAACTCCGGCGTGCCCTCATGGAAATAGTCGAAGATGGTCTCACGCCCACCCTTCGGACTGAGCGTCACCTGTCGGATGGCGACCGCGAGCGCCATCACGGCATCGGTCTCCAACTTCCGGTCTTCCAAGCGGTAGCCCAGAAGTTGGCGGCGAAGGTCGAGCCACGGACCTGAGCGTGGGAACTTGAGCCTCCCCTGTTCGATGAAGCCTTTCAGGTCCGTGAGCAGGCGAATCTTCTTCGCCTTGGTCCCACCGAACTCGACGGCCCGGAGGGGCTTGATGTCAGAGAGAAGGTCTCTGAACACCGAGCCGCCGAATCCGGTGGAGTCGATGGCCGTGTGGCACTCGCTGTGCTTCGTGTCATAGGCGTCGTGCTGCGCCTTGATGTTCTCGGCCAACTTCGTGAGTTTCTGCTTGCCCTTGTGTCGAAGGACATTGACCCCGACGATGGAGTCACGGTCGGTGATGTCAAGCACGATGCCCCACGTCCCATCGTTCTTGATGGCGGGGTCCACGCCTTGCACGTACTCGTGGTTCGGCTGCGATTCGTAGGATTCACTCAGTGAATCGACGAACATCTCGTCGACCGCCGTCCCGTCGAAGAAGGCACTGCGGCCCTCGATGAAGTGGCCGTCGATGTTCTGCGGGATGAGGTGGTCGGGCATACCCTCGATGAGTTTGTCGAAGATGTCTTCGTCGATACCGAAGCCGACGTTGTCGCGCGTACTCATGCGCAGGGAGTAGTGCGTCGAAGACCGCTGCGGGTCGTCCGGGTCACCCTTCTTCCATTCGTCACTGAACTGCGTGAAGCCCTCGGACGGGGTCGATACCAAGTAGAGTTGCCCGCCCGTGCTGAGACGGCGAAGGTGCATGACCTCGTTGACGATGAAGGTGAGATTCGGTTCGAAGCCGCACTCGTCGAAGGAGAGACCGGCCATGTCCTTGCCGAGTGACCCCAAGGCTCGCTCGCTGGTCGTACGGAAGTGCAGTTCCGCGCCACCGAAGACCTCGTTGATGACGACCCAGCGGTACTCGCCACGCCACTTCTTGTCGAGCGTCAGCCAGTCAGGGCCGAGTTCGTCGGTCAGCGGGCACCCATCCTTCTGCGCCTCGTGCGTGCCATCGTGCAGGCGCGCTATCTCGTAGTAGACGAGTTCACCGACCTCCTGCTGGATGCCGAAGTGGTACCACTCGTATCTGGCGGTCAGCCAGCGCTTGACCTCACGGTCGTCGTCACCCGGCGGGCGATAGCCCATCTTGTAGAAGAGGCTGTGAAGGATGAGTACGGCGAGGGCCAGCGTCTTGCCAGCACGGTTCCCTGCACTGAGGGCGATGGTGAGATAGGCATGACGCCAGCGCGTCTTGTCGCGCGTGATGTACGCCTGCATCAGGCGCTCCTGTCCGGGGTGCAGCGTGATGCCAAGGAATCGCTTCGCCCAGAAGGGCACGTCATAGCGACCTCTTGCGAGGTCGTCGTTGAAGGACGAAGCGATGAGCGTGCTAGGAGTCCTCGCTCTCGCCTTCGCCTGCGTCGATGGCCGGGGTGACGGTCTTCGCCGAGCCTTCGATGATGTGCGCCGGGACTTCGTGTGAACTGCCACTGGTCAGTCGAGCCAGTGAGAGCATGAAGTTCCTGTCACGTTGCTTCTCCTCACGGCGGTCCAAGAGTGCTTGTGCTGCCAAGCCATCACGCAGCGTCGGTCGAATCTCCCCGTTCTCAAGACGCTGCTTCGCTGCGTCTCGCACCGCCGCTGCAAGGTCACGTTCGCTGGTCATCTCGATTCGCAGTATATGCCCCTCGACCTCACGGGAGCGAAGCCGAGGGGCAGGATGGAGGAGGAGAACACCTCTCGCGGCGAATCCTAGCGTGGCTTG